TTCCTAAAAATTCACTGACTTTTTTTTCTAGTGTTTTGTGAATTGTTTGCGTTCCACAGATAAATCTGACTGATGCCAGACCATAACCCCAGCTATCATAGCTGTCTTTGGCTGCTTGGATAATTCTTTTGTCATTGGCTAACCCTAAATAATTGTTGGCACACATATTGGTTACATACTGGCCATCCTCAAGCGAAATATGATTTGCTTGATTTGAGTTAATATTCCTTTCACTTTTCCAAAGACCTGCACCTTCTTAGTTACAGTCATATTTATACGTTTGTAAAGTGTCTGACTTTGAGGCGATGAATGATGCGGTCAATGAAAGACTTGGGAGGGTCAAGCAGTGCAGTCTGTAACATCTCAGCAAACGCGCCACCATCATGTAGTGGTTGCTTGCGTTCGTAGTACAGCCCAATCTTGACCTTGCCTGTATCGAATGGAGTTTGTCGTTGTTCGTTCATGGTATTGCCTCTAATACTTTCGTTACTTCGTTTAGGTTTTCTTCGTTGACAACCCACACCAAGCCACCTTGCTTAGTGATAGCGTCAATGTTCTTTTGTTGTAATGGGGTCGGCTTGTTGTTCCCTGCCTTGCACTCAATGGCAAAGAACGTACCACGGAGACACCCAACAATGTCGGGCACTCCGCTACCACCATATCCCCCTGTGACGGGGTAGAAGTAATAGGCACCCAATGTTTTAAGTTGGGCTACTACTTTAGCCTTGACCTTTGACTCAGGCGTTTGTGCCACTGAACCACCCCTTGACACGTTGCCACAATGTTGGCGGTTCGATCATGGTGATTGGTAACACCTTGGGAGGGTGCATGACTGCGGGAGGGCTCCACACGGGAGTTGTGGCGAGCACAGAGATGCCAGTTCCTTGTTGCTTTAACGCACCAAGCCCCTTGGACTTGTTGATTTGATAGCGTACGTTGTACACCACCTGTGGTTTGCATTTGAGTTGAGCCACAATATCCTTGTTGTTGTGGCCTTGCTCGATCAGGGTGCGCACGCGTTGCGACACAGATTTCTTCTTACGCATTTTAGTTTCCTTCGTTCTCAGTTAAAGAATGTTAGGCAGTGCCTAACAACGTATCACACAACGCCATCGGGCTTGTACACCCAATACACGTCACGAGATATTCTGCGACCTACACCTTCCACTTCTTCTGTTGGAGGGGTGTGAGTCATCATCATCAATACAGCAAGGCGTTCTTGTACCCATTTGGGTAGAACGTCGACGTTAATATAATGCCCATCGTGGATGGTGTCAACACCCATTCCGAAACAAACAACATCAACGCCATCAGTACAAACACTTACTCGATAGATGCTGTCGTCAGTAACCACGGGTATGTTCTCTAGCATCTTGTATGACATACTGCGTATATCCACTTGCCATATCCTATTGAGTACGCGCAGTCGATCATCCCGTGTCACGGGACTTGTCACCATCCAACGTACGGCATCATTGATGGTTACGCCTTCGTCAAACTTTTTCATGTGCGGTCAATCCAAAACGTAGTATCAGATACCTTCATACCTACATCCTCGACGTAGTGTCCCTTGTCTACCATACCCAAGGTCGCGACCTTCTCTGCGATGTCCTCGGGCAAGTCGTCCATCTTGAACACTTGTGACATGCTTGACTCGTTGATCTTATGTATCGTCCTGACATCGTTCACAGTCATCACGTTGCACAGTAACTCTTCACCGCGCAGTATCACACTCACAAAGTATGCGTCACGCTTCTTGTTCTCTGCCTCGGTCATCTCGGTCACCGCTTTCTTCCACTTACCTACCTTGTCCTTCAAGGGCTCGGATGCGAACTCGTAGCCCAAGTCGTACAGCGCAAACAACTCATTGCGTAAGTCGTTTAAACCTATCGCGGCATCTTTAGCGTCTCGTGCCTCAGACGTGGCCTTCCACACGTTGTTATGCACCTTGCCTTGGTATGGCTCGAACACCACGTTCGCCGTCTCATGCGGTGAGTACGGACGCATCACCTTCTTTACAGTTTTCATGATGCGGTCTATGTCGTCAGACGTTACCATGTAGTACTGATCGCGTTGTGGGTCGAACTTGTTGTTCTGTAGCAGGCGAGAGTACACCCCAAACTTAGATTCTGTGTGCCCTTTCACAGCGTAGTCAGCATAACCCACACGCATCATGGCGTACTCGTGCTCGGGCATGTACGCCCACACCTCTGCTAGTGCCTGACGATTCGTGCCGTGGATAAACTCACCTTTCATAGTCTTGGCAACACCAAACTTCACATGGCGGTTGACTTTAAGGATAGCCTGACAGAACTCGCCCAACTTCTTACTGACGGGCATGTCGTCAATCACCCGTGTGCCCTTGTTAAATAGTTCGTGTGCCTCGTCAGTTGTGGTACTGATACGGGTGTTGAACCGCTCGATGTACTTTGCCGTATCGTGGTTGATACGTGCTACTGTGATGTGATCGTATGCCATGTTATACCTCTTTCGTTTCTTGCATGTGTAAAAATTTATTCATAACGTAGTTGTACTTCTTACGTACCTCTCGTAACTGTTCCTCGGATTTAATCTCTCGATGTCCCTCGGTCTCTCGTGCTATCAATGCGGCTACTGCCACACGTAGCGGGTGCTCTGTGTTTGTCACGACCTCTCGTGCAATATCTTTTGGTATGCCATACAGAGTTGTCCTACCCCATGCGGTACCAAACGCATGCGTAGCCTCATGGTCTTGCTTCCACTCGTCAATCTGATTGACATACTCGTTGTGCGTTGCCCATGTGAACTCAAGCATGGGTACGATAGATGCCATGAACATATAGAACGCTTGCAGTCGTGGCTTCCACTCGCGCTTCAACTCCATGTCAATGTTGCGTGTACGCACAATGATCTTGTCACCCCACCTCTCGAACGTGCCATCCTCGTTGCACTTGAATGTCAGGAACACGTTGTCGTCCACACCATTCGGTCGCTTGTCGCTGTGATTCCATGCGTAGTTAGTCTTGGGTAACTCGAACTTCTCCCACTCGCGAGACTTGTACATGTTACGCAGGGCATTGTTTGTACACACATGCACATACTGCGACCCGCTCTGCTCGGTGTGAAAACTTATTGTCTGCGGTAAGTGATAATATAGAAACCTGTAACGCCCATGATGCGGAGACGGCGCGGTGCCATTGCGAATACGTACAAACGTATCACCACTCTCGGGGTCTCGTGTCCATACAATGGGTGCCATGGCGCGTTCGTAGTCATCGCTTGTATTACGTGCGCTGTAGTCACCATCTAACAACGCATAGCAGTTATCGTCGTACTTCTTAATACGTCTCCACGCATAGCGACGCTCGCTGATAGGACGCATGTCCTGTTCCTTCGTATAGTTCTTACTGATCACGGGCTTGGTCGCCTCGTACCATTTGACTACGGCTTCGAATGTATTGAATCGCATGATTAGTCCTTCACATGAATTGTTTTGCCAACATCGGCTACTTCTTTGTTACCACCTACGATTGCCCACAACACGGGCATAGACCACTGACCCCATGAGCCACCAAGATAGCCATCGGTCAACACCACCACGGCTTGTGCTTTGATGCTGTGCTCTGTGATGTAAGCAGGAACACACTCAACAACCGTCCCCCCTCCGCCCTCGGGTTTGGTAGAACTCGTTAAGTTGTCAATCTCCGCGCCTTCATAACGCTCGTCTGCGCACACCTCTGTGTCCCAATACAATAAGCGGATAGCATCGGGGTGTACTGTGTCGCAGATACCCTTGACCTCGCTTAAGAACGCGGCCAACTCAGCCCCACCGATCGAGCCTGATGTATCGATAGCGATGACCAATTCGCCCACACGTTCGCTCACACCTGATGGCATGTAATAGCCTGATGACACAAACCTGCGGTTGGGCCTACGCCATGTTGAGTAGTCATTCCCTGCGCATGTCGTGTTGATGAACTCACGCAATGCTTCGCGCCAATCCACCTTGGGTGTCATCAATGCTTCCAAGTCGCGGTTACCGCCTGAGCCTGTCTTACCGGCAACCAAGGCACCTTGACGTATCGCTTCATCGATGTCACGTTCCAATGCTTTGTTCTCTTCATCGGACAATCCCTTCGCGCCTTCCCAATCGTGCGAGTCCAAGCCACCATCGGAGTCGTTGGGGATGCCAGTTCCACCTTTGCCACGGCCACGGCCATCACCCTGACCATCGCCATCGCCTTCATCGTCACCCTCGTCATCACCGCTCTCGGCCTCTTCCTTGAGTAAGTTGTACACCTGTGCGCTGTCCATGTCGCGATACTTGGGGTCACACAATCCCACCTGCTTGCCATCACGCATGGGCATACGTGCAAAGCCATCGTGCGTGTTGTCATCCAGTAACTTGATATTGATCACGTAGTCACACGCCATGTTTGCCAGACGTGGATACTCGTCGTACAGATGACGCCATGTATGCAAGTGCCTGTATAACTTGTGATAGCACTCGTGCAATACAAGGAAGCGAAGCTCGGCATCATTGAGAGAGTCTACAAACTTGCGACCGTAGAACTCGTCACGTCCATTGGTCGCGGCAGTTGGTAAGTCATCCACCACCTCGCGCTTACCCACCATCAATACACCCGCAAGTGCAAAGTATCTGTCGTTGTGCATGATCTCCACGATCGCACGTTCCAAGCGTTGCTCGGCAGTCAGTTGTTTGTTAATCATTAGCATGTCGTTCTCCATTAGTTAAGTTGTTAGGCGGTGCCTAACTTATTTCTTGTCACCACCAAACATGTGGTTGTTGTCAAGCGCCCACTTCGTGAACTTCTTGTTAGTCATCACGATGTTCTGCTTGTTGTACTTGGGACTACGTACGCCATTAGCAAAGTACCCCTGTGCTTCTTTGTCCAAGCGTCCAAAGTAATCCATCCATGAGTCAACCCAATCACGCTCGATAGATGCCAACGTGCGGTATATCACCATACATACACCTGCCGAACTGTCGGGCACCTTCGCGTTCATCGGGTCGTCCTTGATCGATTGCAACGTAGGCAACTGATCAGACAGTTTGACAAACGCCATCAAGTCCATCGCGGCCCTCTCGCCTATCGTGCCCATGAGTAAACTTGTTAGCGTGACTGAGTCCATGCCATCGCGCAGTTTCAGCCAATCAGATGCGGCTTCGAGTGAACGTGGTGTGACGAACGCAGTGCGTGGTGCCTTGGGGTGAAAGATGTACTGATTGTTCTCAGGGTCTTTCACGTCCTCGAATGATGCAAACAACTGTGGGTTGTCCTTGCACCAACCAAGCAGGGTGTGATCGATGTTGTTGTTGATACCCCATTCAATCCATTCCATGTTCGTAGACTTACGTGATGTGATCACCGAGATGCGGTTACGTGCATGTGGGGGTAACATGTCACCCACGCCCTCTGCCCCAAGGTTAGTCGTGGCAAACACAATCGAGTCTTGTGATAACTCGTACCCACCCATCTTGCGTTCGAGCAGTAAGCGTAGCATCGCGTTCTTTACCGCAGGGTTAGCCTTGCCGTACTCGTCCACCATCAGGATGATGTCCTTGCCCAAGTGCAGACCGAGTTCCTCGTTGGTCACGTAACGTACGTACCCTTGATCGTCGATAGTCTGCAACTGAGGGATAGTGATGTCGCCCAAGTCCTTGGTCGTGCAGTCAAAGTAACACATCACGTGTTTCGGCATGGCCTTGCCCAATGACTTGAGCAGGGATGATTTGCCTGTACCCATGTGGCCTTGCACAAGTACTGTGCGCTTGTTACCGCCTAAGCGGATGGCGTTCTCACATTGGTCGAGTGAGAGTGCATACATAGAGATCGCTGAATTTGCCATGATAATTTCCTTCGTTAAGTTGGGTTAAGTTGTTAGGCGGTGCCTAACTTACATGCCGAGTGATGGTAAGTTGTTGATGATCTTCTTGACCTCGTCCACATGACGCTTGGTCTCTGCTCTCAGGTAAGCGTCCTCACGCAGTGCATCGGGTGTGATGCCTCGCATGGCTGTGCTAAGTTGTTTCTGTGCCAACTCCATGGTCGGGTCGTTTGTGATGTTGCATGCACCGAGTAGTTCGATGATGTCCACCACGTTGTCAACCAATGAGTCGCGGAATATCTTCTTTGTCGGGCCATCTGCATAGTCAAGACGCTCTGACATCTTTGCCAGTGCATCGTGTGCTCTTGACCACACGTCACCCATTGCGGTTTGCAGTTGGGTCGCATAGTACGATTCGTACTGCGTTGCTAACACGTCCTTGGCCTCGTTGCCAATGTCCACACGCCAGTCACCCGCATCGGCAAGTGGCATGTAGTTCATCTTGAACTTGAACTTAGATGTGAGGCTGTCCGCTGTCGGGTACTCGTCCGAGTTAAACAAGCCACCGAGTTTGACCTGCGCTTGGCTGATCTCCCAATCGTATGCTTGCAGAAACACGTTAACCTGACGCTCGTACTCCGCTTGCAGGGTAGTCATCTCCCTGTGGTACTTGAAGTATTGGGTCGTGGGCAATAAGCGCAGACCTGTGTCTGACCATGGCATTGTCATGGCGTAGTGCACGTTACGTGCATTGGCTGTGAATTTCTGTACCGCATCCAATTCGGCACAGTCACCAAGCAGTTTCTTATTGACGTTGGCTACACCCTTTTGCGCAGAGGCTTGGGCGGTTACGTCTTGCGAGGCACGTTTGTCCAGTTTGCGTCCTGTCCATGTGCTGATCGAGAGTTCAACAAGCATTGCTGATGTTGAGATGGATGGTGTGTTCGTAGTAACTACGTTAGTTTCAGGTGATGAAGCGTTCATGATAATACCCTAAGTTGTTTACAGTCATTTAAATAGTTAGGCGGTGCCTAACACGTTTTTACTTTCGCTTTATCGAGCAGATGAATTCCCACTCGATACATATATTGTACCACAGTATGATACGTATGTCAAGGATTAGATACAATCCGATAGTCAGTATGGGCGCCAGTATAGCAAGTCGATCATGAGCACAATCACTGCCACCAACACCACCGCACGTTCAAGTTTCTCCCACGTTGTTAGCATGTCTCGTCTCCCTGTGCGTTGTGTTCCTGTGCCTTGGCCTCGTGCCATGCCCACTCGTTTGTGTGATGCTTGCGCACCACGTGCCTTGCGTCCGGTTTGCTGGCAAACCATCGGCTGAGTCGTTGGGGCTCGTACCCCTCGGACTCGTCTTGTAATAACAAGTCAGTCATTGCGTTCCTCCAATATCAACTTCATCATGGCCTTCTGCATCTCTATGTCCACGGGCGGTCTGATCTCGTCCAATATGGCCAATGAACGTGGCGGTGCAAACGTCATACCCAAGGGCACATGCACAAAGACGTTGTTGGCAAGCAAGTTGTCGTATTGACGCCACGCCTCACACACAGGGCAACCATCTTCGTGCTCAGGGCAACGCTCGCCCCAATAGAACTGAATGGCTTCATGCACAGGGTTGTTACTCGGCTCGGTGTTCGTGTTGATTTCTAAGTCAGTCATGATTTGTTCCTTATTCAGAGTACTCGGGGTACATAACATTCGGTACAAAGAAACGCTTGGGTGATTCCTCAATGGCGTTGAACTCCACCCCTGCAATAATTTCTCCATTTCTTGCCCACTCCCGTAAGGCAGTTGTCAGGTAACTTTGCGCTTCTGCTTCTGACTGATGGTGTATGTGCACAGTCAGCTTGACCTCGTACACGTTGACCGCGCCTTTTAATCTTTGCTTGATTCCTAGTTTCATGTTTATCCCCTAAGTTGTTTCTGATTGGTTTGCTTGAGTGCAATCGGTGCGCTTGATGTAGTGATGAACTGATAGTTGCCCTTGCCGTATTCCTGAGCAATGCACCATCCCTTGCGTTCCTCACGTGCTACGTCCTCACCGCACATCAAGCAGATGTGGTAACCTGCATTGGCACGCTTGGCAGAGTACGTATCACCGCACATGTTGCAGATCGGCTTGAGTCGCCTGTTGTGTCCCATAGTATTACTTTCGTAGTTTTGTTAGGCAGTGCCTAACTTGGTTGAGTGGACTAAAAGTTCTGTAGGCGAATTCCTACTGAACAACCTATAGTATAGCACATAACGTATCGTATGTCAAGTGTTTGTGACTGATTATAGCGATATGTATCGAGAAGTATAAGTTCCTATAAAGTTCTTTATGGGGGTCGTGCAAGTGCTTGATTTGCAACTAGAGTTCGGTTGTTTATTGTAGGGTCGCCTATACACCCCCCCCCCCAAATTGCTTGTGCCCCCTCGCTCAATCACGAACTTTCCAAAAAGTTTTTGGGGGAAAATAATTTTACCCGTGGGACTACCCGACCCTAAAAAGAACTTTATAAAACTATTAAGATTAGATAAGATAATACACAATTGCATAGGCATGAACTGATATGTTATGCACTGCCTAACAACGATATGCCACGAAAATATAAAGTACGCGCCCAGTGCGAACTTTATAAGAACTTTATAAGAACTTTATGCTAAAAAAAGAACTTTCAAACACACCATAACAACGCAGTAGTTTAAGTAAAAAGAACTTTACACAACCCATTAAAAAGTTACATTAGAACTTATTCAATAACGAACTTTAGAACAGACGCCACGCCACGCTACTGTAGAAACTGGCATCGCTTTGTTAGGCGGTGCCTAACAACCCCACAGATCCAGGTTTGGTGTTTCACGCCACACACAGGAACTTCGCAGGGTGCACGTTCCACACCACGCCACGCTACTATAAGAACTGGCATCATCGTGTTAGCCATTGCCTAACAAGGTTGAAAATAGAAAAAATAAGGACAAAAAAAAGCCCCGCTTTTTAGGGCGGGGCTTGAATTACAAAGCGCTGAAAGCGCTTGAATCGTTATCATAAAACCAATCAGTGTAAGAATAAATACTGCCTTCGCAGGATAAGTAGTGCCCATGTGTGGGCTCATCGGCTGTAGATTCTTCTAGCCCTGCTTCTTCAAGGGTTTCGAATTCAATAACATCTTCCCATTGCATTTGATCGACAAGGTCTAATTGCATTGTGTTCATTTTGAAAACCTTTTTTCTTCGATAGCATCATTGGAAAACCAGTATTCAGCGATCGAATTTTGATCCCAGTCTGACACAAAAACAACTGGGGTTGATGCGCTGAATCGGGTTTTGTAATCCATTTCTAGGCCATGTTGACCTATTGCATGGGATAACAGAATCGGGGCTTTTAATGCTAGATTGTTTTTCATTTCATTTCCTTAAGGGTTAAAAAAAACCCTGACCGTTTCCAGTCAGGGTTTTGGGGCTGATCAATTACTTGATCAGGGCTGAAGCACTCTTTAAGTACTTGACCATCTCAGTAGCAGAGAACGTGACCGCTTCTGCTTTCTCGACCTTGTCAATCCAACTTGCCAGATCGCGCTTAAGGCGCGTTGCCATGTCAGAGACCTTCTTCGCGCCTCTTTCAGCGTCTGTCATCGTCTCTTCTAATTCCGCCTTTTTAACGTGCTTGATAACACGTGAGAGGCGCGAACCGATCTGCTGAATAATCCAGCGTTTCGTTACCTTCTGCTCATCGCTCATCGCCGTATTAGGCAAAGCGATAATGCTCTGCTCAATCTTGGTGAATGACAGCAAGACAACTTCAGTCTTGAAGTACTTGCGAAATTCCTCATCGCCTTCGAGCATTTCAGCCGTGACGCCTTCAGCACGCAGGCCGTCCGATACTTTCACCCACTTCTTTTCAAGCACGCCTTCTGCTTTCAAGACGCTGACGGTGTCAGCAATAGCTGACTGGGAAAGTTTGACTGCTTTCATTTTGTGTCCTTTCGAGACAATATCAATTAAGTGCGCTTCTTATGTCCGCATTTCCTAACCGATGACTGAACTTTACGCCTGTTGACTTGTCATGTCAAGGGTAAACGTATCGAATCTTATTTGATCGTGTTGTTTTGTTAGGCGACGCCTAACATTGTGGGCGGGGTTAACTTGCCGAATCGGGTTATGGCGTGACCCACCCATGGGGCACCCCCCGCTGTGTGGTTAGGAGTCCCGTGGCTGTCATAGGTATACTATTACAGACGAACGATACCCAATCCCTCGAAGTTGCAACTTAAGTTAACTCTGCAGCAAAGCCCACGTGACGTAACACACCATAACATGCCACCCCCTGTGTTGTTACAGGTACATCTCGGCGGGTCAACTAACTTATACAGGAACACCCCCCCGTCATCTTTTTAAGTACCCCCCTTGCAAAAAATTTTGTTCTATGCGTATACTGGTGCATCGGTCACTAAGACTTGCGAAAAATATGGAACTAGAATTAATGCCCGAACTGGGTATTGAGATCACGCCTGACATGGCGTATGTCGACCTGCGGGAGCGGGCCGAGGCTGCGTGCCGTTCGATTGAACTGTTGCAAGACCATGGCTTAGAGATTCCCCCTGAAACGTCTGAGGACAAAGAAGTAGCCGCTGCGTTAACTGCAGCCTATGCGGTCAACCCACAAACAACGTCGCAAAAAGCCAACAACGCCAACACATCGACGTTAACACCCCCTTCTTTACAAAACATTCGGTCGTACCTAGATGAATATGGCCGTGCAGTGGTCAGCCATGCGGTTGAGTTACGCCACACAGTGACAAACAGGTTGATCGAGGAGTCAATGAGCGCTGACCCCCGCATCAGAATCCGTGCATTGGAGTTGCTGGGTAAGATTTCAGACGTGGGGCTGTTCACCGACAGGACAGAAATCACAATTACCCACCAGACAACCGACGAGTTACGCCTAAAACTACGTGAAAAACTGCAAAGACTGGTCAATCCACCCACTGTTCAGGACGTCGAGGTCATACTAGAAGGCGACATCATCGATGTAGATGCAGAGTTGGGGCTAAATACGCCAAAAACAGCAGAAAAAGCCGAAATTTTGGCTGAAAACACCCAATTTGACGACGATGTTGCCCCAAGTTGACACTTTAGATTTTACGGAAGAGGAAATCCGGCTAATGCTGGACAACTTGGACTCGTATTCGCCTGAAGAACAGGCGGAGATTGACAAGATTGCGGACATTTTGGACAGCCGCAAGACTGCCCGTGCGTGTTATGACGACCTGATTGAGTTCTGTAAGCACATGCAGCCAGACTACAAGGTGGGTAAGCATCACCGCATACTGGCTGACTTATTGATGGACATTGCCGAAGGTAAAAAGGACAGGGTATGCGTAAACATGCCGCCACGCCACGGCAAATCACAACTCGTCTCTATTTATTTCCCCGCTTGGTTTATAGGTAAATACCCTAATAAGAAGGTGCTGATGGTTTCCCACACCACAGACCTTGCCGTGGACTTTGGCCGCAAAGTTAGAAACATTATTGACAATGACAAATACAAACAAATATTCCCAACAGTCACCCTTGCAATTGACAGCAAGTCCGCCGGAAGATGGAACACAAACATGGGAGGAGAGTACTTTGCTTGTGGCGTCGGTTCTGCTCTGGCTGGCCGTGGTGCTGATTTGTTGCTTGTCGACGATCCTCATAACGAGCAGGACATCATCAATGGAAACTTTGATGTGTTCGATAAAGCCTACGAGTGGTTTACTTATGGAGCCCGTACTCGTCTTATGCCGGGCGGACGAGTTGCCATCATCCAAACAAGGTGGCACCAAAACGATCTAACAGGGCGCGTTACGGGGGACATGGGTAAGAACGAGGACTCAGACCAGTACGAGGTGGTTGAGTTTCCCGCTATCTTCAATCAGGGGACAGACAACGAGAAACCCCTGTGGCCTGAGTTCTTTGACCTCAAAGCACTGTACAGAACAAAAGCTTCGATGCCTACGTTCCAGTGGAACGCCCAGTACCAGCAAAACCCCACCTCAGAAGAGGCGTCAGTTGTCAAGCGTGAGTGGTGGAACATCTGGGAACATGATGACCCACCCCGATGCGAGTACGTGATCATGAGTCTGGACGCGGCAGCCGAGAGCCACAACCGTGCCGACTTTACCGCGCTCACGACGTGGGGAGTGTTCTTCAACGAGGAGGAAGGGTGCCACAACATCATCCTGCTCAACGCCATCAAGAAGCGGATTGAGTTTCCTGAACTGAAGAAGTTGGCACTGGAAGAATACAAGGACTGGGAGCCAGATGCGTTCATCGTGGAGAAGAAGTCCTCGGGGACGGCACTGTACCAAGAACTGCGCCGCATGGGTATGCCCGTGGGAGAGTACACCCCACACAGGGGTAGCGGGGATAAGTTAGCGCGGTTAAACTCCGTGGCAGACATCGTGGCTTCTAAACTGTGCTGGGTTCCACAAACTCGCTGGGCTGAGGAAGTTGTGGAGGAGATCGCAGGATTTCCGTTCATGAGCAACGATGACTTGGTGGACTCTGCAGTGATGGCACTCATGAGATTCCGTCAGGGTGGGTTTATCAGACTGCCGTCTGACGAGCCCGATGAAATTAAATACTTTAAGTCACGTCGTCGTGGCGGTTACTACTGAGGATAAATCATGGCAACAAACATAGACAAGAGTCTTTATTCTGCGCCGCTGGGCATTGACGCACTAGGCGAGACTGAGGATGCGATGGAGATTGACATCGTTAATCCAGATATGGTGACTCTGGCCGATGGCAGTGTGGAGATCACACTCGTGCCTGACGATGCCGAGGATGGTGAGGACGAGTTCAGCGACAACTTGGCTGAGTACATGGATGAGGGAACACTTGCAACACTTGCAGGTGACCTGACTGAGTTGGTTGATACCGACACAGCATCCCGCAAGGAATGGTCAGACACGTTTGTCAAAGGTCTTGAGGTGCTAGGGTTTCGCTACGAAGAGCGCACCGAGCCTTGGGATGATGCGTGCGGTGTGTACTCCACAGTGTTGGCTGAAGCGGCAATTCGTTTCCAAGCCGAGACAATGAGTGAGACGTTTCCGCCTGCTGGCCCTGTCAAGACTAAGATCATTGGTAAGGTAACTAAGGAGAAGGAAGAAGCGGCTAATCGTGTCAAGGAAGACATGAACTACCAGTTGACAGACGTCATGGTGGAGTACCGTCCAGAGCACGAGCGCATGTTGTACTCATTGGGACTTGCCGGTTCTGCGTTCAAGAAGGTGTACTACGATCCAAGCATGGGTCGTCAAGTGGCTATTTACATTCCAGCAGAAGATGTCATCGTGCCTTATGGTGCGTCAACTATTGAGCAGGCCGAGCGTGTTACGCACGTGATGCGTAAGACAAAGAACGAGATGGATCGCTTGATGGCAAGCGGGTTCTATTGTAAGAAAGACTTGGGCGAGCCGATTGCGTTTCACACAGACATTGAGAAGAAGAAAGCCGAAGAGGGTGGTTACACGCTGACTAATGATGAGCGCTACACACTGCTTGAGATTCATGCACACTTGTGCATTGATGGTGTAGACGATGAGGAAGACGACTTAGCAAAGCCATACGTGGTGACTATCGAGCGCGGTACACAAGAAGTTCTTGCTGTGCGTCGCAACTGGGAACCGGACGATGAGTTAACACGCAAGCGTGACCACTTTGTGCACTATGTGTATGTGCCCGGGTTTGGTTTTTATGGCTTGGGTTTGATACATATTATTGGTGGATATGCACGCGCCGGAACTGCAATTATTCGCCAATTGGTGGATGCAGGAACACTGTCTAACTTGCCCGGTGGCTTGAAGGCACGTGGCCTACGTGTAAAGGGTGACGATACACCGATCGCGCCGGGAGAGTTCCGTGATGTGGACGTGCCGTCAGGGGCAATAAAAGACAACATCATGATGCTCCCATACAAGGAGCCTAGCCAGACACTGCTTGCGTTGTTACAACGTATTACTGAAGAAGGCCGACGCCTTGGCGCGATCAGCGATATGAACATCAGCGATATGTCTGCTAACGCACCTGTAGGTACAACACTTGCACTGCTTGAGCGCACATTGAAGCCGATGGCCGCTGTACAAGCACGCGTGCACTACGCGATGAAACTAGAGTTCAAGTTACTCAAAGAAATCATCGCCGACTACGCACCTGAAGAGTACACATTTGAGCCAGAGCAAGGCCCCCCACGCGCACGCCGCGACGACTATAAATCGGTGGACGTCATCCCTGTGTCTGATCCCAACGCGTCAACAATGGCGCAGCGCGTGGTGCAGTACCAAGCGGCGTTTCAGATGTCAGAGAAGGCTCCGCAGATTTATGACTTACCGTATCTGCACCGCCAGATGCTTGAAGTGTTAGGCATCAAGAACGCTGACAAGATCATCCCAATGTCTGATGATCAGAAGCCACGTGACCCTGTGTCTGAGAACATGTCAGCACTTGTGGGCAAACCGGTCAAAGCGTTTATCTACCAAGACCACGACGCACACATTGCAACGCACACGTCGTTTATGCAAGACCCGATGATCGCAGGAACAATCGGACAGAACCCCATGGCACAGCAGATCATGGCTTCACTGCAAGCACACATCGCCGAGCACTTGGCCTTCTCGTACCGCAAACAGATTGAGGAACGCCTTGGCGTGCCACTGCCCCCGCCAGACGAGCAGTTGCCAGAAGACATGGAGGTTCAACTTGCACGTCTCGTTGCGGACGCTGGCAAACAAGTTACACAGGCTCACCAGCAGCAAGCCGCGCAGCAACAAGCGCAGCAACAAGCACAAGACCCGCTGTTCCAGTTGGAGCAAGCCAAGGTCAAGATACAAGAGATGGAAGTGTCCCGCAAAGCTGCAAAAGATCAAGCCGATTTACAACTTGCAGAACAAAAACTGCAGTTGGACAAAGACCGTGTTGAGGTTGAAGCAATGAAGGAAGGTATGCGGGTAGAAGCCCAGCAAGACCAAGCCAAAGAACGCCTCCGCCTTGATGCTTTAAAGGTGTTATCAACACCACAACAACAGCCCAAAATGCCGGGCAGTGAGGAGTAATCCATGGCTAAAACCGTCTATGACGTGCTGATCGCAAAATACGCAGAGGATGTGCTCTCTGCAACACAGTTTCTGGCAAACGGAGGGGCTAAAGACTACTCTGAATACCGGGAAGTGGTGGGTAGGATTCGAGGTCTCCAACTTGCCATGCAAACAACTCAAGACCTTTTGCGTTCTCAGGATGAAGACGATGACAATTGAAGTTCAAACCGCTGTTACCGATGACGAATTGGAATTACAACTTCCAAAACCCGTCGGCTACAAGCTGCTTATAGCCCTGCCTCAAATTGAGGAAACAATCGGTGATATGGGAATCATCAAGGCCCAGAAAACAATCAATGAAGAAATGCTCATGACTGTGACTGGTTTGGTACTCGACATGGGGGCACAAGCGTACTCCGACAAAGACCGTTACCCAGATGGGCCATGGTGTCAAGTTGGTGATTACGTAGTCTTCCGCGCTAACTCTGGCACCCGTGTCCGAGTGAATGGTGTTGAATACCGTCTCATGAATGACGACTCTATTGATGCCGTCGTTGCCGATCCGCGTGGCGTAACGCGTGCTTAAGGAATGAACTATGGCGTACCAACAAGTACAGTTTGAGTTCCCCGATCCCGATAAAGCGGAAGCCGCTGATAAGGGTGTAAAGGAAAAAGATAATGGTGATTTTGAAATTACCATCGAGGGTCGCTCAGACCCTTTGAAGGAAGACAAACCTGCCAAGCCTGAAAGGGCTGAGAAGGAAGAATCTGACTTAGACATCGAAGTGGTTGATGACCGCTCTGAGGATGACCGTGGCAAGCAAAAGTCTAAGGCTCCTATGGAGTTGACTGACGATGAGATGGAGCAATACTCCGAACGGGTTAAAAGACGGTTGCAACACTTTAGTAAGGGGTTTCATGACCAACGTCGCGCTGCGGAGTCTGCAGAACGTGAACGTCACGAAGCACTGCGTTACGCCCAGCAACTTGTCGAGGAAAACAAAAAACTTAAAGGTACGGTCAATAAAAACCAAGAAGTTTTGCTTGACCAAGCCAAAAAACAAGTTACACAAGACCTTGTAAACGCAAGAGGTAAGTACACGCGGGCTTACGAAGCAGGGGACTCAGCAGCCCTCGTAGAAGCACAAGAAGCGCTTACAAATGCCACACTTAAGGCTGATCGTGTAAATAACATCAAATTACCCCCTTTACAAACGGAAGAATCTGATGTACAAACTACATACAACACCCCAGAACCGTCTGTTGACACTCGGGCTACGGCTTGGCAATCCAAGAATAAGTGGTTTGGAGAAGACGATGAGATGACAAGTTTTGCGCTGGGGTTGCACCAAAAACTTGTCAAACAGGGCGTCAACCCGCAATCTGACGATTACTACGAGAAGATCAACTCTCGTATGCGACAGTTGTTCCCAGAGCAGTTTACTGACGAGAGCAACGACCTAGAGATTGAAGAGCCTCGCCGTAAGGCGAATGTTGTTGCACCGGCTACACGAAGCGTCGCCCCTAAAAAGATTACGCTGACACGCACGCAGGTTGCACTGGCAAAAAAACTCGGAGTGTCTTTAGAAGACTACGCCAAACAGGTTGCATTGGAAATAAGGAAACAAAATGGCTGAAAACAGACTAAATCGTGAACTGGAAACTCGTGAACAAACGGTTCGTAAGCGTAATTGGATTCGTCCAGATACGTTACCCTCCCCTAATCCGGAGCCGGGCTATGACTTTCATTGGGTTCGAATCAGCACACGTGGCGAGTTAGATGCTATGAATGTGTCCCTTAAACTCCGAGAGGGCTGGGAGCCCGTTAAGGCAGTTGATCACCCCGAGATTTTTGTTGCTGGAGTCGAGAATGATCGCTTCAAAGACAACGTCGTTATCGGTGGTTTGATGCTTTGCAAAACCCCTTCCGAGATGGTAGAAGATCGCAACGGGTTCTTTCAAGATCAAGCTGTGTCTCAAATGCGCTCGGTAGACCACAATCTCATGCGCGAAAATGATCCTCGTATGCCGCTTTTCAACGAGCGAACAACGAAGGTGACTTTTGGCAAAGGTACTTAATTTTATAGGAGCTTAATATGGCTTATCCCACGGTAGACGCCCCCTACGGGCTAAAACCTGTAAACCTGATTGGTGGACAGGTATTTGCGGGCTCAACCCGCTTGATGCAAATTGCAAGTGGTTACGCTACTAGCATTTTCTATGGTGACTTGGTAAAACGTGTTGCTGATGGAACTATCGAAAAGGACACCGGCACGACAACTGCCACTCCTGTAGGTGTGTTTCTAGGCGTAAGTTTTACTAACCAGTCAACTGGTCAAGTTCAACAACAACAGTACTATCCAGCCAGTACAGCAATTGCTTCGGGGACTAAAATCTTCGCTGTGGTCGCTGATGATCCTGATACGCTGTTCCAAGTAGTCTCTTGTTCTTCAGGCACAACCGTGGCTGGAATGGGCATTTCTGCTATTGGTAACAACATTGCTTTGATTCAAACCGCTGGCTCTACCATCACTGGTAATTCATCAGTGGCAATTGATGAAGGCACTCAAGCTACTACCAATACGCTGCCTATCCGCATCATTGATGTGGTTCGCGAGACAGCAACAGGCGCTGATACATTTGTTGAGTTTATCGTCAAGATCAACGCAACCATGCACCAGTATAATAATTCTACTGGCGTATAAGGAGCATAAATCATGGCTATTTCACGCGCACAACTACTTAAAGAACTGCTCCCCGGCCTGAACGCTTTGTTCGGTATGGAGTACGC